CACTGGCACCAAGATAATCAATTATAACAGGATTTCCCAAGGCACCGGATCCTACACCAAATTGATTATTTAAGGTGGTAATGGTATTGTTATAAAGTATGTTGGTGTTGGCCCCAGTGGGCAAGTAGGTCAAGGCTGGTGTTTCCAAGGACAGCAAAAATCTACTCATTTCTGCCCAGGATCTAAATCGAGCCTGTCCTAATTTTTTTCCAAGATATTGACCAAACTCATCAAATGTTCTTATACCCAAGGTGCCCAATGCTGTGTATAAATCTGCCGGTACAACTTTTTTAAAGTCAAGATAATCGGCCAAGGACAATAGCTGGTTTGTGCTGTTGCTACTGGTTGTTATGTTTGCAGCCGTGGCAATTATAGACAGATTACTGCCAGTCACAGTTTTGTAGATGTTTAGAACCACTGCGGGACTGCTGCCAGTCACTGGTTCAGTTGTGACCACTTCGGTTATAGTGGGAAATTCTATTTCTCCCACAAAACTAGAAACCGTGGTTACAGTTTCTTCTTGTGTGACTGTGGTCCTGACAGAGGGAAAATCAGGCAGATTAGTAATATCTAGACCCACTGCGGTCAATTGGTCTGATAGACCGTTGATGTAACCCAATCCTTGATTCAATATGTTTTGTCCAAACACATAAGGGTCACCGATTTTTGTCATGTTGTTGATGTCATACATGGTGCCCCAGGTCGATACCACATTAGCAATTAATCTGGCGTTAGTTCCAATACCATTGGTCACTAGATCTATAGGACTTGCGAATTCAATACCAGTGTCGGCATAGGTTTTATTTTTTAACAGATTGATAGAGCTCACCGTGTCAAACACCTGTTGACTGTAACCTTGCACAAATTGATACACATTAGCAAATCCTGTATATCCTGATGCAAATGGTAACTGTGCTTGTTTTTTAATAATACCACTGACTCCGGTAAGTATGCAATTATCTAACACATTGCCATTGAACGAAGATCCAAACACATTACCAGTGGTGGTGTAGATTTTTCCAAGGTGTGATATAAAACTACCAGTTGCAATGGCAGTATTAACAGTCCAAGGTGTAATGGTAGCACTTGTAGTCGGTGTTACGTTGCCGGGATACAAATCCAATAGAAAATGTCCCGATGTAATAGTGCTACCAATGGTGTTTAATTCGGTGAGAATATTGGCTGTGACTTCAGATGTTATGCCTGCATTGACATAGCAGTTGGCAAACGCTGCCAGAGCCGGTTTAGACTGATATGTGGTGATGTTGGCCAACAAGGCCGGGCTGATACCAAGCCCTTGACTATTTATAATGCTACTAGTAGCATTGAGTGCTGCGGCTGTGGCCATTACACACCTGTGCCTACGTAAACATTGGGAGAACCTATGACCACAAAATGTTGTCCACAACTGCAAACAGCCCCGAGATGGGTGACTGGTTTACCTTCGACCAGTATGTTGGGAACACCTTTGGCAACCACGGCAGCAGCACACACAGGATTAAAGCCAGGTGCCTTGGGGTTGTAAGGATTTCCATGTATGGTGACCAAAGATCCCACATGTGCCACTGGAAGACCATTGACACGAACCGTGGGGGCTCCTAGAGCTATTACACCCGGTGGTGGTGGAAAACCCAGGATACTTGAGGGAATACCCACTGTGGCTATTGGTACTGCTGGCATTTAAGTTATAATTCCGCCTTTGGTCACTGGCTGAATACCTGTGGTAGTTTGTATGTAGTGTGCTTCCAACTTGTCTACCACTGGGCTATGCATGATTACATGAGCCTTGCTCAGCGTTATACTAGTATTTATATCCGCTGAAAACAGGCTTTGCATGAGCCCTAGACCTTGGGCACTGGGCACCACGGTACAGGGACGACTGACCACAAAGGCTTCTGTGGTTTCTTCTACCAATTTAGCAATGGTTTCATCACCATTGACCAGCTTGAAACACACGATGCTGCCAGCATCGTATCCTTTTTGAATTAGCATTTGTTATCCTTGTAGTTGTTGAAAAAACTCGTTGCTTTGTTTACTTAAGCCTTGATACCCACCTTCGACTAATAATTCACCATTTTGATAAATCTGTGGCACGGTTCTATGTCCTTGGCTCATTACAAACTCACGGGCCTGATCATCCTCATCAATGCGGATTTCTGTGAATTTGATATTTTTGAGTTTTAACAAGGCTTTGGCTTTGTCGCAAAACGGACAATGAGCTTTTGAATATACTGTTATCATAAACTAAATCCTCGGAATGTGTTGTTGTCTACATCTTGTTTGGTACCACCAATCACATAGGTGGTGATTTCTGTTTCTTGTGGTGCTACCTGTACGTCAGCACCAGCTATCCATTTTTGTGTCCAAGGTAGCGGATTACTTGATCCTGGCTTCATGCCACAATCCAAGCCCACTGCGGTCATGCGTTTGCAGGTCAGCCAGTCCACATATTGACTCAACAGCACTTCATTGAGACCAATCATGCTTCCGTCCTTGAACAAGTACCGGGCCCAGGCCTTTTCCTGTGCAGCAGCAGCCAAGAACATGCGTTCACATTCGGCCTTGGTTTCGGCCTTGATTGTCACATAGTCAGGGTCATCCTGTGGCAGCAATTTGAGTAGGGTTTGCGTGGACCCTAAGTGTATGTTTTCATCCCTGGCTATGAGCTTGATAATCTTGGCATTGCCTTCCATCTTTTTAAGTTCAGCAAATGCCCAAGAGCAGGCAAAACTTACATAAAAGCGAATACCTTCTAGAGCATTCACGCTGTTAAGACACAGCCATAATTTCTTTTTAAGCTGATAAGAATCAACTTCAATCTTGTTTCCATTAACTGTGTGGGTGCCATAGCCCAACATGCGGTACCACCCACTGGACTCGATAAGATCATCATAATACTTGCTGATGTCAGCGGCACAGGCCACAATTTCATCTAGTTCCATGAGTTCATCAAAAATCACACTGGGATCGCTGTACACATTACGAATAATATGTGTGTAACTGCGACTGTGAATGGTTTCGTTGAATGCCCAAGTTTCAATCCAGGTTTCCAATTCAGGTATGGTAGCAAGAGGTAAGAATGCCAAGTTGGGACTGCGACCTTGCACCGAGTCCAACAAGATTTGACGTTTAAGATTTGATGTAAAGATATGCTTTTCAAAATCTGTTAAGTCTTTAAAGTCCTTGGCATCATGTACCACATCAACTTCTTCGGGACGCCAAAAAAATCCCAACTGCTTGTCAGTGAGTTTGTCAAATTGACGATACTTGAGTACATCATAGCGTTGCACCGCCGGAGTGCCATTGGTGTCTAAAAATGCCAGGCTCTTGGTATGATCTGTTTTTCGAATATTAAATACGCTCATTTCTTTTCCTTAAATTACACAACTGTCGCACTCGGCGGCATCATCTATTTGTTCAACTTGTTGAGGAGCATTTAATTTATCGACATCAATTTCGCCCTGACCATCATTGGTATTAAAATAGTACAACTGTTTTCCACCATACTTGTAAAACTGTATGACATCTTTGAGCATGTCGCTCATGGGAATCTTTTCATCCTCGTAGAATCTTGGATTGTAACTGGTGTTTACACTGATGCCTTGATCAATGTATTTTTGCAACACCGCACATAATTTCAAATAACCTTCGGGACTGCGTTGATCCCATAATAGTTCATAGCGATTTTTTAGTCTACGATATTCAGGAACCACTTGTTTGAGTACACCATGTTTGCTTTGCTTTACACTGACATAACTGCGTGGAGGCTCAATGCCGTTGGTGGCGTTTGAGATCTGTGCTGAAGTTTCTGCCGGCATCAGAGCCATTAGGGTAGCATTACGCTGACCAGTTTGTTTTATTTGTTCACGTAGTTTTGCCCAAGGCATACGCTCTTGGTGCGGGACTAATTCGTCAATCTCTGGCTTGCGAGTATCTATAGGAAGAATACCACGAGCAGATTTTAAATCATGTGTGCGGGTACAAGCACCTTGTTCAACGGCGAGATCAGCTGAAGCCTTTAAGAGATAATAACTCCAGGCTTCAGCAT